CGCTGTGCGCTGTGCCTGCTGCCGCTTATATATCGAGGACATAAGCCGATCGTGGGCGCTGGTGGCCTGCGCAGCGGTGTCCATCGTGCGTGCCTCGTATGGAAGCGTAGCCCCGCCCGACGTCGGCAGCCCCGGCGCGGCGTACTGCCCTGTCGGCCGGGGACCGGAGCCCGCAGCGCCCTGCTCGAGACCGGCGAGGTTCTTGTTGCGGAAGTCCTGCACCGCTGTCAGCGGGGTGACCAGCTCATTGACCACTCTGGCTCTCCTTCAGGGCTCGGTCGCGCTTCTCGATCGTAGCGAGGGTCTGGTAGTTCTCCTTGCTCAGGTTCTGGCCCGACAGGCCGCTGAACCAGTTGCTGAAGGAGAGCCCCTGATCGAAGCCATCACGCACGCCGCGCTCGACCTGCTCCTGCTGCTGCAACCCGCCATCCGTGAGGATGCTCGAGGGTGAGTAGCCGGTCATGTTGGCGACGTAGTTGACGCCCGGGATGTTCGTGTCGAGGTAGTCGGAGAGATCCTTGATCGGCTGACCTGTCGCCCACTTGCTGTTCCCGGCCAGCTCTGCAGGTACGCGGAAGATCGGCGAGGTCATGCCGAGCACGCCACGCACCGGGTCGTGACTGAACGTGTTGAAGACGTCCAGGTTGGCGATGCCCGGGTTGAACCCGACGTACTTGTCATCGATCTTGAACTGAGGGCCAAGCATCTGGGACGTGATGAAGCTCGGGAAGAGCTGGTCGTCCGGGTACGGGTTGGAGAAGCTCTCCGGGTTGATCCCGTTCGCGACGGCCAGGTTGAGGCTCCCCTTCGGTGCCCACATGAGCCGGTTCGGGTGCAACATGGACGTCTCCACGATCGCAGGCATGATGCCTTTGAACCAGGTGTAGAACGGGAAGATCGCCTTCATGTAGCGCTCGTTGGGGGTGAGCATGTTCGCGTCCGGGTGAGCCCTGCGAGCCTCCCGGCCAGCCGCAGCGAACAGCTCCTCGCGGGTCTTGTACTTCCCGCTGTTCGCCTCCTGTCGGACGAACTGCATGAAGTGCCGCACGTTGGCGTTGTGGCTGCGCCATTCGGAGAAGTCCCCGAGCTTGTCTCCGAGCTTGCTGTTCTTGACGATGTTCGTGTTGTTGAGGAACTGCGCGAAGCTGGCCTGGCTGGCGGGCTCGTCGAAGAGCGCCTCCTTGGCCATGTACGAGGGGTACAGCGCCTGCTCTTCGGTGGCGTGGTACAGCTCGTCGATCGTGAAGTCCCCGAGCTTCGTGCCCTTGATCATCTTCTCGCCCGTGCCGACCTCGGTCGCGGCGCCAGCGCCGTCCATCGTCCGCTTCAGGGCCTCCTGGATGTTCACACCCTCGTAGGCCTTGAACTGGGACATGATGCGTGCAGCATCCACCTGCGACTGGCGCAGGAACCTGACGCCCCGGAACATCGTCTGAATCGACAGATCCCCGATCTCGTTGCGGATGTGGTGACCCGGGCGAGGCATCGTCACGGCGTACTTCCACCAGTTCAGGAGGGGCATGTAGTAGTCCCTCATGAGCCTGTTGTGGATGTACTTCGGGGCCTTCATGTACGCGTCCGCGACCTGCAGCTCCTTGGCCCACGTCTTGTCGAAGTAGAGCTGCTCCTTGCCCGCATTGAACGCGCCGTCCTTCCCGAACATCTCGTCCAGGAAGCCTCCCAGCTTGGTCTCCCCAGAGCCTGCGGTGACCTTCACGAATCCCGGCTTCGGGGTCGTAGACGCCCACCCTTCCTTGACCGCGACTGTGCGGAAGTCGGCAAGCACAGCACGCCGCTGGGCAACCTCACCGGCTGTCTGTGCGAGCGCGCCAAGCACCCTGAGTGGATCCTCGACCTTCCAGCTCTTCCACTGCTCCATGAGCGCGTTGTAGGGAGTGTCGCCGGTTGCCTTGGCCTGCTCGACGGCCCGCTCCCAGTCGAAGATGGCCTGGTCGCCGACACCGATGTCAGAGCCCCTGAGCCCGTTCCGGGCAAGCATCTCGTTGAGCAGCTCGACGTTCTGGGTGTTCCGGAAGAGGTTGCTAGCCATCGGATCGGCACCCCTGGCGGGCAGGATGTCGGCGAGGTAGCTCTCCATCATCTTGGAGATCTCGCCGACCTTGCCGCCCTGCACGATGCCGTGCTGCAGGTTGCTGAACGCCTCGGCCAGCTTCGGCCCGCCCAGCTCCGCAGCGTGCACGCGCACGAACTCCCGGATCTTGATCAACTCGCGGAGCTTGGATGCAGTGTAGTTCTGGGAGTGCTGGACGTTCTTGAAGAGCCTCGGATGGAGCCCCTTCATGTTGTGGCTCTGGTCGAACATGATCCGCAGGGGGTTCAGCAGACGGCCCGTGAGCTGATCCGTGCGCTCAGCCGTCATCGGCGCGGAGATGACAAAGTTCGCTGCTGTCAGCTCCTCCGCCATCTCCCCCGCGCGGGCTGCTGCTGCCTCTGCGCGGGCGCCCCCAGCGGCAAGCTCAGCCTCAAGGGCGGGCAGCTCAGCGGCGAGCGTCTCCTGGTGGAGCTGGTGCGCCTGCTGGGCCTCCTTGAGCAGCGCCTCGTCCTCCGAGATGTGCGCCTTCTGGGTGACATTGTCGGTCTTCTGCGCAGCGACGTGCTGCTCGGCCGCGACCGTCTTCGTGGGCTTGGCTGTCGTCAGCGGCTCGGGGGTTGCGACCTTCAGCGCGGCCTCCTCCGCACTGAGCTTCGCCGCCTTGGCCTCCTTCTCGCGCCGCAGGCGGTACACCTCCGCGCGGAAGTCGGGGTTGTTCATGTCCTTCGCAGCCTGCCTGGACCCGCGCCTGCGGATGAGTTCGTGGCGCTCGAGGGCGTAGGCGTGGCCCTGCTTCTGCAGGCTGTTGACCGCCGCCACGATCTCCTGCGGGGTCGGGTGCTCGTGAGGGGCGCCGCTGGCGTCCTTCATCGGCACCGACTCCGGGCCCAGGTGCTCGTCGACAGCGGCCTTCACGGGGGCCAACCTGTCGGCGTCATCGATGAGGTTGTGGCCACCCACCGTGATCAGGTTTTCCTGGGTCTCCAGGGCGAGGTTAGTGCCTGCCTGGGTCATGTGGTGCTCGTCGCTGGTCCGCTTCATAGCGAGACGGCGGTCCAGGATCTCGTGCAGCAGCTCGCCTGTGTCGCCCTTCTGGACGAGTTCCTGCAGTCGGGTGAGCTGGCTGGTGGTGAGCGCGTTCGCCTCGTTGAGCGGGCGCGCCGCGAAGATCCGCTCGTTCTCGAGCGCCTTCGACTGTAGCGCGGGGAGGGCCTTCTCGAGGACAGCCTCGAGACCTGCGAGCAGCTCCTCTGTCGTGTGGGTCGGGTACGGCCCCGAACCGAACTCCTCGCCCTTCTCTCCGACCTTGTGGAAGCCTGCGTGCCACGGGCGGGAGTACTCGTCCTTCCAGCCCTCGCTGTTCGCCAGGTTGTTCGTGATCTTCGCGTCCTTGCTACCCTTGGCTCCCGGCATCCGGGTCGCGAGCAGCTCCTCCCGGGCAAGCTCGACAGAGCCTCCCTGGAGCCGGATCTGGATGGCGCGCAGGAGCTGCGTGGGGGCGACAGCGGTGGGGTAGTGCTCGAGCGCGAGCAGGGCCGCATCCTCCAGTTCAGGGCTCTCCTTGATGACGTTGTTGATGATCGTGTAGATGTCACCCATCGACAGAGCAACGCGGTCCACCCCCAGCGCTGCCGGGCCTGTCTCGTGCAAGGGGCCAATGTCGAGCTTGCTGCGGAAGCCGTAGACGTCGTCGATCTCGTCCAGCTCGCGGAGCTTCATGGCCTTGAACTCCATCCTCATGCGCGCCCGCTCGCGCCCGAACAGCTTTTCTGTTGTCGCGGGAGCGTTGCGGAACTTGCCGGGGTTGGCCGCTGTGCGGCGCGCTGCGACGAAGTCGAGGAACTCCTTCTGGTACTTGTTCGGGTTCTTGACCCGTACCTTGCTGAGGTAGAGCTTGTCGATCCACTTCGACCGTGACCACTGCGTCATCATGTTGACCTCGTCGACGAAGATCGCCGTGCCCTCGCCGTACGCCGGGGTCGTCTTGTTCACGCCGTTGCCGCCGATGTGGGGCGCCTTCGCAGCCTTGTCGACGTGCTCCTTCGCGGCGCGGTTCCAGACCTCTGCGGTAGTCCCGAGGCGCTGCCCCTCGTGGGTGAGCCAGTCCATCTCGATGATCTGACTCACGGTGGAGATCGTCGCCTTGCGCGTCTTCGTGTCGACGAGGTCGCCGAGCAGAGCCACCTTCAGCTTGGGGGCGGCGTTGATCAGCCAGCGCCCGTTGGGCGACCTGCCGAACGCACGCACCAGGTCGGAGAGGTACTGCTCTGCTTTCTTGGGATCGTTCTCGAAGGCGTCCTTGAGGAGCTTCGCGGTGGCAGGAGGGAAGACGTCCGCGAACCACTTCCCGCCGTGCTCGAGCGCCTGCACCGTGTGCACGTAGTCGGCGAAGCCCTCGCCGCTACGCATCGTTGCCGCAGCGGTCTCGGCGAACGCCGCTGCCCCCTCCGGGGTCTTCTGGTACTCCGCTGCGATGACGTCGCGAGCAGCGTCCCTCTGCTCCCTGCTGAGGGTATTACCGTTCGCGCCCTTGCCGTTCTTGCGCTGGTTCCACTCCCCGAGGGTGCGGGCACCCGAAGGGCCCTCCACCACCTTGTTGATGTTGGCGCGGAACCACGCAACCATCGGGATGTCCCGCTCAGAGGCCACCGCCGTCTTGACGAGCACGCCATGCTCTCGCGCCGTCCGCATCTCGGTGAGCGCAGCCTTGATCTTCGGAGCGGCCTTGCCGGTCTTGATCTGCTCTCCGACACCCTTGAGCACGCGCAGCGCGTCATCGATCGTGGGCGCTACTGTCGGAGCCTCCGCGACCACCTCAGCCACCTCGGCGACAGAGGAGGGGGGAGGCAGCGGCGCTTCGAGAGGAGCCTCAGCCGCCTGCTTCCCGACGATCGCCTCTGCGACTGATTCGGGCGCTGTCGGAGGAACGACCGCTGCGGCAGGTGGCATGGGCGGCGCAAGAGGGGGCTCAGGCGCAGCCTTGGCAGCGGCGCTTCCGGCGCTTGTTGTGCCCACGATGCCCGCTGCTTCACGGGCCTGCTCCGCGAGACGCTGCTCGACGATCTTGGCCCCATCAGGGGAAGCTGCACGGCCCTCAGGACTGAGGAGCAAGTCCGTCACGCTCTTCTTCTCAGCCGTCGACACAGGTGACGCGGCCTCCCCGAACGCCTGGGCGGGAGGCTCAGGGGAACGCCACGCAGAGTCCCTGGTGGCGGGCGCGGGGATGGTCGCGGCATCCTCCGCGAGGGTCGGCTCTATGTCGTCGAGTACTGCGCTTACGCGGTCGCTGAACGCCTTCTGCGCGTCTGCAGCGTGCACAGCCGCCTTGTCGGCGACAGTCGCGCCTTCCCCTACTGCTTCAGCCCCAGCCTTGACCCCTGCGGTGGCACTCTTGATGCCGCGCCCTGCGAGCCCTGCGACCTTGGCGATGCCTCCTGTGAGGTAGGTCAGCGGGTCGAGCGCGATGTCCAGAGCGAGCCCGCCGACACCCTTCGCAACGTCGTTGACGCTCTCCGGGTCGTAGTTGGGGTCGTGGCGGTTGTTGATGTCCGAGATGTTCTGGATGAGTTCTGCACCGTACGGGTGCTCCTCGGGGTCTGTCGAGGTGAGCCCCTTCCAGAAGTCGGCGAACGCCCCTCCGACACCAGCGATGCCGTCGAAGGAGGTGTCCTCCCCCCGTGCAGCGCGGTCGGCCGACTCGGCGCCACGCTCGTTGATCCCGAGGATCGTGTTGGTGACAGCGAACTCAGGACGGCTGATCAGGTCGATCGCGGTGTGGAAGAGGTTGAACTCTCCCGGGGTGCCCTCAGACTTGTACGTGACGTTGTCGAGGTTGCCGAACGGGTTCGCCTGTGGTGCCGCCTGTGGCGCACCCAGGAGCCCCGCCTTCTCTGCGTCCTTCAGGTACTCCTCGAAGGTCTTCGCCATGAGGTAACCCTACCTCAACGGCTTACTTGTTGAACTTCGCGACCTGAGCCCCGATGCCAGCGATCTTGCTCTGGTCATCGATGCTGACGCCCTTCTCCTTCAGCGCCTCCACCTGCGCGAAGATGTCCTCGAGAGTGAGCGGCTTGCCTGCCACCGCAGCCTGGGCCTCGGCCTTCTGCTGGGCGACAGCGAGCATGTTCTCGAAGTCCTGCTGTGACTGACCCTTGGCGTCCTCGTACAGGTACTGCCCGAGGCTCTGGATGCCGCTGGAGCGCTTGTTCTGGAAGTCGGAGTTGGCCTGCGACTGTTGCACCGACAGCTCCGCGAGCCTGTTGGCGAGGGAGCTGTTCAGGTCAGCCTGGGACCGGGTCTCAGCGAAGTTGGAGGCGCCACGGATGTTCGTGTTGTGCGTGAGAGCACTCGTCTCCTTCCCGTTGTACATCTGCTGGGCGTTCTGCCCGTACGTCGCCTGGTCACCGATCGCGTCTGCGGCCTGTGCCTGCAGTCCGGGCCGTTCCTGCCCGATGGAAGCAGCAGCAGTCTGCATGCCGAGCGCGTTCGTCTCCTGATCGGAGCGCGCCTGTGCAGCGTCGTACGCGGATCGGGTCGCGTCCTGCGCGGTCTTCGTGATCTGCTGGTTCCGGTCGATCGCACCCCCGAAGTTCTCCTGGATCTTCGGGCGGTCACTGTCGAGTTCTCCCCGGAGCTGGTTGTACACCGCCCCGAGGTACGCACTGTTCCGGTCACGGGTGCTGTTCGCCTCGTTCACGGCGGGCGAGTAGTCGACAGCACTGCCACCGAACTGGTCGAAGATGCCCGCCCCCTGCGCGAGCGCGTCGAGGAAGGTGAATGGATCCTCTTCCCCTGCAGCTCCGGGAGGGTTGTTGGTCCCTACTCCGACACCGCCCGCTGCAGATCGAGCATTCAGGCCCGCATCCAGCCCAGAGTCACGAGGGCCGGGGCCATACACCCCGTTTTTCGGGACGGTATGGTCACCCCAGCCCTCTCCCTGCGGAATGTCCTTCCCGCCCTCGAACCAGTTGCGGGTACTGTCCAAGAAGTTCCGCCAGTTCCGGTTAGCGTCCCGGTCGAAGTTCCCGAGTTCGTTCAGGAACGCTGCCGACCCGTAGGGCTTCTCAGTAGGAGGCGCGAGCCACTGTGCCGTCGGGGTAGCGCCGCCCGTAAACTTAGGTGTGCCTGGCTTGTACGCCGGGTCGATCCGGTCGTCGATACCGTTGTGATTCTTGTCAACCATTAGACGCTCCCGTACTGTGCTGCGTACCGTGCGAGCGCCTCAGCTCGCGCCTGCCCGATGCCTGACTGCTGCGAGGACGCCCCGCTGGTGCGCTCGGAGTTGAGGCCCTCGTCGAACTGAGACTTGGCCTGAGTCATGTTGTTGAACTGGTCCAGGAGGCTGGACTTGAGATCTCCGGAGGAGCGGACGTAGTCGCCCGAGTGCAGGAGACCTCGAGACGCGAAGTCCTGGATGAGGGACTGGAACGAGCGGCCAGCGGCTGTCTGCTGGTTGTCGAACGCCCAGTCGTCGACAGTGCCGTCCTCCGCGCCGAGCGCGCCGAGATCCGTGAGGCTGTTCCCGTAGGTGAGGTTGTAGTCCTTGCCGCGCCTGTCGATGTCGTGGCCGAGATCCTCGAACTGCTTGTTGTAGCGCGACAGAGCAGCGAGGTAGACGTCATCGGAGTTGATGAAGTCCGTCTCGCTGATGGCAGGTGCGGCAGGTGCGGCAGGCGCAGCGGCGGCGACCGGCGCAGAGTACGTGTTCGTCTTGGGAGCCGTGTAGGTGTTTGTCACCGGCTTCGTGCTCGTCACCGGCTGGGCGAAGACGCCGTTGGGATCCTTGAAGCCCATCTCGTTCGTGTTGCCGTACGTCGCCTGGATCGGCTTCGAGGCCGCAGATCGTGCGTTCAGCCCTGCGTCCAGCCCGGAGTTGCGAGGAGGGGTGATTCCCTTGCCACTCGACTTGCCACTTAGCGCGCCCATCAGACCACTCTCCGGTTCATTCTGTTCTGCAGCGCCTGGCCGTAGGCGTCATACTTGGCATCGCGCTGGGCGTAGCCCTGGCGGTTGCCGACAGGCCCCTGGTTCGGCGCGAGCTGGCCGGTGCCGTACCGCTTGTCACCAGCGGCGAGGTTGTTGAACCCACCACCGCCCACGAGCGGTTGGTTCAGGCCCCGAGCGGGGTTGAACGGAGTGAGACCTGGCATGCGCAAATCCTATCGTAAGTGCTACGTGATTGCCTTGGACACAGTCTGACGTACGGCGATGCGGGCGCGCAGGGTGAACAGATACACCGGCGACGTGGTGATCGTGCCATCTGCGGTGAACGTCACCCGGAAGTAGACCTGCCGGAACCGCATCGCCTTCCGGAACTTGACGAACTTCCGCATGAAACCGAGCCCTGCGGAGTCGTACTCCGTGACTTCGCTGATAGGGTCCGCTCCGACAGGGGCATCCCAGGTGCTCGTCAGCAGGTCAGCCCAGGTGAGCCCGCCCGACCAGAGGTAACCCCAGTCCGTCGACTGCGTCTGCACGACAGGGATCGCCTCGCCGTGCACAGCTCCACGGAAGATCGTGTCCGCGCCCCACCACCACATCCGCTTGTAGCTCGAGGGGAGGTCGAAGGCGTAGTTCTTCGTCTGCAGCACGCAGGTGAACGGCTCTGACGCGTCCGTGGTGAGCAGCTCGTTGATCTTGAGCCCCGGGCACGTCCGGAGAGTACCTGCAGGCTGGGTCTTGGATGGCAGAGCGATCGCGTCGATGTTCGACGTGCCGGGGATCGGCTCGAGCACCTTGCCGATCGGGCCCCACACGTCCGACTTCCACCGCGTCCACGCCCTCAGATCCACGTTGAAGACGTAGATGTAGTCGAAGAAGCTGAACAGGATCCTGCGGTTGAAGGTAGACACCGCGTACGGGTACGCTACCCCCGACTGATCCTCGGCGACGAACGGGACGTGCTGGTTGATCCGCTGTGCGCGCGAGTTGACGAACTCGTACGCCTTCCCGTCGTACATGAAGTACAGGTATGCCTCGTACGAGACGATGCAGTCAGGGCTCGTCAGGCCGATCCCTGGGACGACCACGCTGATCACTGCCGCTGCTGTCGAGGTGGCATAGCTGTAGCTGTAGATCGACTGGTTCCGGAACACCAGGAGCATGCCGAAGTACGGCTGGAGCGCGACGATCGCCTGCCCATCCCCGGGAGACACCTGCACCTCCCGTGACGCCGACGTCGCCCAGAGGGGACCCTCCACGAGGAGCTTGGAGTAGAACATCGAGGTGGGGCTGGGGGACTCAATCCCGCTCGCGATCCACAGCCGGTCCTTGTAGACCGTGATCGAGCGCCCCTGCGGCATCTCGGGTTGCTCGACGAAGCCCCCGGACGGTGACCAGTAGCCGCCCGGGTTGGCGTCCCCTGGTCCTGCGACGAGCCACGCCTTGCCATCGAACTGGGTCATCGCGACAGCAGAGAAGTTGGTCGCGATGACTGTCCACGTCTGGGTGGCTGTGTCGTACCGGTAGGTCTTGGAGAGCCCATCACCCGCGATCGGATGGACCGATCCGTCATTGGCGTAGTAGATCCCGATGAGCTGCGCGTCACCAGCAGACCCGAGAGGTATCGGGAACCCGCCAGAGGCGAACGGAGGTCTGCTCTTCAGGGCGCCGTTCGGGTCCAGGTCGAAGTTGAGCGCCTCGACACACTGCGTGTCGGACACGTCCGTGGGATCCGACAGAAGGTTCAGGCCGTCCTTGAACGGCCCCAGGGTGAAGGGCTTGTCGACGGGCATCAGCAGATCTCAGCGATCACGCCGTAAGTGAGATCCTGAGAGGTCCGCTCCTCCTGGCCCTGATATGCGAGGCTCTTGTCGACCTCGGCCTGCTTCTGCTGCGCGGCCTGCCAGTCCTCGTCCATCTCGTACGCGCGCTGGAGGACGTAGTTGACGAGGGTCGAGTAGTACTTGTCCGACACCTCGAGGAGCTGCGCGTTGTCGCCAGTCAGCTTGGCGGGGTAGGCCGTGTAGCGCAGCACGAGCGTGTAGTCGACGTCAGGCTTCGGCCACAGCGAGAAGTCGCCGCCCCACTCGTACCAGAACAGCGGACGCCCGACCTCGGCCTTTTCAGGATCGTCGGCCATGATGCGCCGCTCGGCGTCCTCGAAGGTCATGTTCGGCAGGAGCTGCCCGTTCAGCTCGAGCGAGGCGATCTGGTGGATCTGCTCGTCGGGGAAGGTGTAGTCCGACTGCCCCGCAGGGACAGGGGCAGATACCGTGCGGCGCAGGACGCGGTTCCGGCTGACGATCTCCTGCTGGCCCTCGTTGGCCCACCGGGTGATGTCGCCGTCCTCGAGCTGCACGCCTGACTCGTCACCGAAGGCCCGCTTCACGGAGACAGCAAGGTCACCGTACGTGTACGTCGTCGGCCGAAGCGGCATGGCTACCTCCTAAATGTCTTGCCGCCGTGGCGGTAGAAGTGCTTGTGATTGCGCCCGCCTGATGCGAGCGCCTCCATCATCTCACGGGCGTCCAGACGCTCCTCTTCGCGGGTCCGGATCTCGAAAGCCTCAGCCGCCATGCGCTCGACCTCCATCTCCTGGAAGACCGTCATCACGCCACGCTTGGCGAGGTCGCCCTTCGCCACCCACGCGAGCACTGCAGCGGGGTTCTGCATCTCAGCCAGGGTGAGATCCCGGATCGGCACGACAGAGCCGTCGTTGCGCCTCTCCTGGATCTGGAATGGCTTCGTCTGCCCGAACGCACCCTGCGATCGTGCAGGGCAGTACGCCAGCGTGAACCGCCTGTCGTAGTCCTGCAGGGCACCCGCGAGAATGATGTGGTCCTGACTGATGAACTCGTTGAGTTCGCTCGACCAGACCTTAGCTCCTTGAAGTGTTGTCTCCATACCGCAACCTTACAGTGCTCGAGTGCCCTGTACGGGAGGGCGGGTGCCTGCGACAGTGCCGAAGCTGCTGCCCTGCCACACAGTGGCGGCGTTGACTTTCACCAGTTGGGCTTGGGCGGCACTCGTGATAGCGGCCTTGCGGCCCTGCACGTTGAACGTCAGGGTCGGCCCCGTGGGGGGCATCACGCTCGGCGCGTAGAAACGGCCGAAGTTCTTGTCGACGATGATCGAGACTGCAGGGCCGCTCGTCTGAGTGAAGATCCACTGATCCATCGGCCGGATCCCCTCCAGGTCGGCGAGCACAGTGTCGCTGATGAGCTTGTGCCCGGCGTCCGTGGAGTGGATGTCGTCGGATCCGATGAGGTTGTTCGGATCAGTGCCCGGGACGCCCTTGGCTACGAACTCATCGTTCACGTCGAGGAACACTGTGTCTGCGGGGAACTCCTGGCTCAGCTCGATGAGCTTCTCCCGGTACAGGCTCCAAGCATAGACGGGCGTGATGACGTCAAGCCGCTGGTATGAGTGGATCAGGACGTACTTACACGTCGCAGGGCACTTAGTGCGGAGGTCTGCGAGGACGGTGGCGACGTTGGCCTTGTACGTCGTGGGGTTGACGCCAGTGGAGTAGTCGTTCGCTCCGATCATGATGAACACAGCGACAGGGTCGAGGTTACCGATGTTGGTCCGCTCGGTACTCGTGAAGAAGTTGGCGCTTGTGGTGCCTCCCTCCCCGATGTTGTAGGCGTGAATGCCAGGGGTCGTGACCTCGCCGCTAGCGAATGCCCCGGTCGTGTCCCACTTGAAGCCGCTCTCCGTGCCACCGTTCGGGTACACCCCCTGGAGGGCCTTGGCGGTGAGTGGCGCCCACCCTGTCACGAGAGACGAGCTTGCGCCCTGACCTGCGGTGGTGCTGCTCCCCGCGAACACGATCGGGACAGGCTGCAGAGGAGCATTGACGAACGCTGACCTGAGGATCGGCTGGTTACTCGCGATGTACCCGGCCAGCTCGACCAGCGTCCCGGGCTCCACATCCGTCAGGTCAGCCATGGGCTCCACAACGACACCCACGACAGCCCGCACACCGGCCCACTGACTGTCGGTGTACCCGTCGGAGGTGGGCGGGTTGGCGAGGGTCGCGAGGACTTTTCCCCACTGGCTGTCCGAGATGCCTCCCGTAGGCGGAGCAACGGTCGGATCCTCGAGGATCGCGGTTGTCCGGCCCCAGTTGCTGTCAGTGAAGGGGCCGACGACGGCAGGATTGTTCAGGGTGGCGTTCGGGGACGCCTTCCCCCACTGACTGTCGTCGAACGCCACTAGCTCGCCTTTGCCTTGATGAAGAGGCTCTTCACTCCCGCATTCAGGCCCGTGAACGTGTAGGGGCTGGTGGCGCTCGTGCTGACTGTGGAGGTCGGAGCGCCCACGTCACCCGACGCGATTCCTGCCTCGTAGTGGTTCGCGTTCGGAACCGCAGCCCACGTCACCGTCGCGGAGCCATCCGTGCCGCCGCTCGTGGTGGGGTGGCTGACGCTGGAGAGCGTGACGACCGGGTCGGCGAGAGGAGTGTTGAGCACTGGTGCGTCGGCGAAGTACGCCTTGGCCTGCGTCGAGGTCGTGTGCGCGATGTTGACAGTCACCGGCTGCACACCCAGGAACTCGTAGAGCGTCGGCGTCCCGCTCAGCACACCACCGCTGGTCTTGCCGAACCGGACCACGCTCGGGTTGATCGTGCCGAGGTTGACGGTGTACCCGGAGTCGGCGAAGAACTCCCCCGCTGTGGCCCACCCCGAGTTGGTGAGGTTCTTCACACGATAGAAGATGCGGCCATTGCTGGTCGTGGGGGACGAGTGCAGGGTGACAACACCGTCGATGAGAAGCACATCTCCGACAGCGACGGCAGGGTACTGCAACGCGGCGAGGAACGTGCCGGAAGGCGCCTGCACGTACCCAACCGGAGTCGAGTCGACGTTCGCGCTGAACAACGCGATGCTCGTGGAGGCAGTCCGCAC